TTCCCAGTCACGATCCAATACGGTTTGCCGATGTGGCACCGTTGAAACCATAGGCCGCCGAGACGCCCACCACGGTACATTCCGCCACCACCATCATTGACCCAACCTGCCCCTCAGACGCAAGGGAGGCCGCTAGCTGTCGAACCGCCGCCTGCGTGCCTGCAATTCGGGAAGCACACACTCGTAAGCCGTCCTGCCACTTCTCCCGCACACCAACCAAAAAACCATCAACCTTCACGTTTCGTACAACTGCCGACACATCCCGCACGAAGTCTTGTGCAAAGTCGCCGCCGCGCTGAATCGCAAAGTTTGAAGAGTCGCTAGCGCCGCCACCAAAGTCACTTTTACCGGAAATATTTGTGTTCTCGACATGGAACCCCGACACATCATTTGGCGTGGTTTCAAACAGATAATGATGCAAGGCCCCGCCCGTTCGCGCAACGGAGCACCCCGTCATGGTCAGCCCGCCAAGCGTGCCCTGCCCGCCCCACGCGTGCCCGTCCGTATCCTGCATATAAGAAAGGTTAGCAATATCATGGATGTTCGAATCTCGGATAATAGTGCGCCCGTATGCTTGTGCCGCACTCGGATCAGCCCGGCCCGGGTCAAACGCCGGATATACCCCCTGTTTACACCACTCCACCGTGCTTGCCGACATATGGTATTGCGACCGAGCAGCACTGCTGGAAAGGTCCTGCCGACGATCACCGCCGGCTCGGCCTGAGTCCATCCGGATCAAGCAACTCTCAACACTTGTGTCCATAGACAGCGCCACCGGGGCCAGATAGTTAAATGTCAGCCCCCTAAAAACCTGCCCCGCAGGGAGGCTTTCCCCTGTCGCCCTCGTGACGAAGTCATAGCCAGACTCATCATTGTAAACACGATTCGCAGCCGACGCCTGATCCGGCATAATAACCCGAATAGCCTTGCCAGTATTTGTTGCAAGCGATGTGGTGTAAACCACGGCTGCTGTAGTGCTTAAAGCCGAAGTCCATTGTGCTGACGTATCTATTGGATCAAAGTACTGCCCCGAAGTCGGAACCGTTAAATCATTCTGTGTAGACGCAACCACAGCAAATTTATTGGCACCATAACTCCCGCCGCTGACATCTTGCGTAATCCAGGAATTGCCCCCGTCAGCCGCCCAAGACCACTGCCCACTGGTCATCAGGGACCACCCCATGATTTCCCGAAGTTCATGGGTGTTATAGGGAAGATCGCCGCGCATCATCGCCCGGTTTGAAACATCCACCGACCATCCGAAATCCGATGAACTTGCCGATATCCCGATTAACCGCGTGCGATTAAACCCGACGTTGGACCAAGGCCAAGTGGGGTCATCCTGCCCGCCATCCTCGTGCGCGTGGGAACCATAAAAATATGTGCTGGCGGCTGAATTGGGCCAATCTTGATTTCGCCCACGGTCGATATATTCCTCGATCCCGGTATATGCGTCGCCGAAAGTATCCCCAGTGCCAGACCCATAGGCCGATAACGCAACTCCACCGGTATACCGATTAACCGGGCGCACGTATTTAACCGTCCGATTGCCGCGCCCACGCAAGGGCCTCCCGCGATCACGCACATCAGGAATATCTACATACTCATCCAGATACCCAACACCCCGATTGGCGGTCGCCAGGATCGTCCCAACGCGTTCGGCGCTCGTCATGCTGCCGCGCACAATCCGCAGGTTATCCCGCTTACCCGTGACCTCCGTAACGCGGACCGGAACCGTGTATTTGGCTGCCGTATTGGACGACAGAACAGCCTTCGCGGATGCAAACCCCGATGCATTCACATCCAGAACAAATGTGATTTCACTCATGCCGCACCCGCTGCTGTCGGACTATCCGCAGATGTCAATGCACCCACCATGACAATGTTTGAATCATCTTCCGTTCCCTTGCTGATCGCCCAGTTTGCCGCATCTCCGTTGAAGTAATACCAAGGCGTTCCAAACTCATCGCTCTGACCGGACGCAATGATATCAACCGGCGTGCCGGCAGAGGTAATGAATACCCTGCGGTTTGCCGTCACTGACAGGTCTACCCATTGTGGGTACATCGCAAAGCCCGCGACTCTCCCGCCAAACCGTTCCGTGGGATTCTGCCCTCCACCAACTCTCAGATAATGCGTGAAGTCCCACGCCGTCTCCGTCGAAGCAGGCGTCGTGACCAGATTCCCCACATCCACGTCGTTCTTGTAAAGCTGGAAGTCTCCTGAATTTGCGCTATGCGTGCCCGTCAGGCGGAAAGACCCCATGAAGTGATGATATTCCCCGGACGTGACCGTGGCAGGAACCTCCATGATCATCGTCGCCGCGCCGCCCGAATCGCGCATATCGAATCTCAGGGACTGATCGGTTTCATACCGTATATTACTACGGTCCTGCGTATCCACGAAGGACGCCAGATAGGAATCCTCCGCATGGTCGCCGTCCCAATCAGACCAGAACACGAATGTAGCCGCCCCCGTCGCCGCCACGGCCGCGCTGGCTGCCGCCGACCCGGTGACAACCATATCGTTAAGGCCATCGAACTGCACCGCCCGCAAGGCCGCCGTTGGGACTTCCGTCTCCGCAGAAACCGTGCCGGACAGGACTTGAGACGGCCCAACGAACGTCATCGCGCCCGCAGCCGCGATATCCGCCCGCGCGATCACCGCTTGCGACGGCCCCAGCAGCAGGCTCTCGACATTACCTGACGGCGGCGTCCCAGCCGTTACAGCCGCGCTGACCTCGGCAAAGGAAAATGGGGTTGCCAGCCCCTTGCCAAGGGAGACTCCCACCTTAGAAGCCCGCCTGACCCACGCGGAAGTGAACCGTCGAAGAACCGCTAACAGACGTGACATGAAGCCGTGTCGCCGCAATCGGAAAAGCGTAGTTGCCGTCCACAGTGTTTACGTTGGCCGCCGAAACCACCGCCGCGCTGACATCCTCGTGCGAGAATACATGCGCGGTTTCCCCGCTCATAACGTCGTTAAACGTGTGCTGAACCTGTACGGTGGCTTCCCCCGCTCCCGACGCATATACGCCAAACCCAACCGCAAACGGCGACTGGTGTTTATTGAGGGGAATCCAATCCGTGTCCGCACCCGCCGACGCCACCAGGGTGACGTTGCGAATATCAGCCATCAGTTAAAGGCCGGAATCTTCAGTTCGGTGCCGTTGATGGAAACCTTCAAGAAGGTCGCCGCTGTCGCCGGGACTGCCCCGCCGCCACCAGTTACCGCCTCGCTCGTGGCATCCGCATCAATGGCAATGTGCCCATTACCGGAAACTCGAAACACAGCCGTACCATCACTATTTGCCTTGGCAGACGTGACAATCAGCGGCCCAGTAAGACTTGTCATGTTTATTCTCCTGAAAGGAAGGGGAGCCGAAGCCCCCCTATCCTAATCACACAGCACCAGAACCCATAATCCCGCGTGGATCGGTCCAGCCGGAGCTAAACCGTTCCGTGGTTTTGAACTTAAGATTCTCGGTGTCGAACTCGTTGTCACGGGTGATTTCCGCTGCGCGGCGCTGATACCACGTCAACCCGTTCGGCACATCCGTTACGATGAACCAATTGTCAACGTCCGTCAGATATGGCGAAACCACCAAATCCGTGAACAGGCCGTTGAGCGGGTTGATGTCGTTGTCAGCACTCTGCGTGACGTAACCCGTTTCCAGGAGCTTGCGCGCCCGGAAGTTAAGGCCGGTCGGAACCACCAAACACTTGGGCATGACACGGATTTTCAACGATTGATCGTCCACGAAATCCATCAAGTCCTGGATAGCCGTTTCCAGCGAGTCCTGGTTGAGGTCAGCCGCCGTTGCAAGCTGGTTGCGGTATGTGCCACCACCAACAAGCGTATGCGCCGAATTGAAGAGCGAAAGCCCATCCGCACCCGTAAACGCCGTATTATAGCCGTTGTTCAGGTGATTGAAGGCAATCGTTTCCTCAGTTTGACGCAGCGACCGGGCCAGCATATCAGGCAACTGGTTGATGTAGTTGTACATATCGTCTTCGTACATCTCCCGCGTCACCGTGGTGCCAAGGCCGTACGTGACGTTCACGTATTCCTTCTGCAATCCCTGGAAGGGATCGGAGAACGGTACGCTTCCGCCTTCGTCCTTGACAGCCGCAAGACGCAGGCCAGTAACCTGCTGGTCCTTCTCGAATCGCTTATCCGACTGCTTTACGTCAAAAATCTTCGTGTAAAGCGGTTCATAGTCGTTATACGACTCGCCCCAAATGGTATTGATGCCCGGCCACAATAGTTCCGGGAAATTACCACTAGCAATAGACATGGTTTATCCCTCCTAGTGACCAACACGCTTGAAGCCACGGCGGAACATATGATCCGCAATGCGCACAAGCACGTCGTTATTGGCACCCGCACCGCCAATCAGGTCGGGCTGGTTCAGTTCAACCGGCGATACGTCAATCACCTGGAACACCTCATCACCCGTCGCCGACGCAACCGCGCCGCCAAGGTTGATGCCGATGCCAGAGATGCCAGCAGCCGAGTTATCCACACCAACCGCCATCGGGACATAACCCCCGATCATTTCGCGGCTAGCACTTGCCGAAGCATTGACCGAATACACAACATCCGGATCAATAATGACATCCACCCACCCTTCGGTGGAGGCGTCGAGGAACGGCCCATTCGTGGGCTGAGAATGCGTCAAGGGCTTACCATTGCTGTCGTAGACCGCTTTGACGACTCCCAACAAACCACGCTGTGATGCAACCGCGGAAGCATCGGCAGTCCGCCAGGACTGCACACCGCCACCGGCGTTGAGCACAACAGGGTCGCCCGCAAAGATCGCTGCGGCATTATCCGCAGAAACCTTGTAACGGTGGGTATGCGGTTCATAATCGCCGTGAAGCGAAATCATCGCATGGAACCCACGCGGGGTATTGGCAACCATCGTTTACCTCATTCAATAACAATTTTCCCGTGAACCCCAGCTTGCCCTACATCGTCTTCAAGGGCTTCTTTAAGGCCACGAGTCTGTTTATCGGTTAGCTCTTGGAAATACGCCGCTCTCGCCTCGAATTTCTCCATAGGCATGCGCATCAGTACAAGTCGGCGGTAGCGTTTTCCGCCAGCAGTGGTATTAAGCTCTTCTTCCGCATCCGTTTTCACGTTGCGGTCAGTCGTGGGGTTGCAATACTCCCACCCCTCAACCTGCTTGCGCTCTAAATTCTCTTCCTCGACATCGCAATAGCGATAGGCGAAGTTCGGATTCTTGTTGAAAGTCTCCAGCCGGCTGGCCGGCTTCCAACTCGTCTTGCCCTTCTTGGGAGGGCGCCCCGGCTTACCTTGTGTCATCCCAATGCTCCTGCATACTTCTTTTCTGCCTCAGCTTGGGATAACTTCGGAAACATACGCCAAGCCACCTGCTTCTGCTCTGGGTTTAATTTCACACCCTTGCCGCTCTTGGGGGTGACATCACCGTCGTTGGCAAGAACTGTCTGCCCTCTAGGCTTGGGTTGATTCAAATCAAACACCTTGGTAACGCGCTTCTCGATTTCTTTCAAAAAGTCCTCGGTATCGGCACCCTGCATGTCAGGGTCTTTAAGGACTGTCTCAGCAATCGGAAGGGCTTTCGAATACAGCGGATGAGTCGGATGCGACCACGGGCGTATGTATTGCCCGCCATCGTCCACCTCATTGCTCCATGCGTCGATTGCATGCTGCAACTCCGGGGAAAGGCCCTCCGGCTCCGGCTCAGGAGCGGGTTCGGCTTTCGGTTCTGGTGTGGATGTCTTGACACGAGCATCCAAAATCTTTTCGTCAATCTCCAGAACCTTGTCTATTTCCCCAGCTTCGTACGCAGCCGCCTTCTCAGTACGGAGGCTTTCGAGACGCTGGTCCGTCGAATCCTGCTCGATGGAAGCAAGCTTTTCTTCCAGGGTTTGCGTTTTCTGTAGGAGTGCTTTTTGATCCCGTACAAGTTGCTGATTCTGACGCTCGTATTCCTTCATATTCCCGTAAACACGGCGGAAACGCTTCTCCACCTCGGGGCTATCGAATTCTACGAATTGCGTCCCTTCCTTTTCTGCCGGGGCCTCTGCCTCAGCTTCTTGGGTTACCTCTTGCTCAGACATTCACCTCTCCGATCAACTCTACGTCCTGACAGAGATAGAACTCCGAATCCATGTCCTCGGTCGGCGTTCCCTCCGCATTCAGCCAAGTCCCGGCGTGAATCCCGAAAAGATATGCTCTTCCTTCTTTCAGGCTCTCGTCTGCGCTTGGTCCCTTGGCAATTAAAACACCCTTTGTCGGGGCGTTCCGTTTTTCGTAGCTCTGGGGAACAATAATCCCCTTGGTCTTCAAACGATCCCGCTTCAAAATAACACGATCAAAAAGCGGCTGAATTGGACTGTCCATTTTATGCTCTCATCAGTGCACTCAAGAATGATTCCGTGCTCCCCGTTCTCGGCTGAACACCAAGAACATTCATGGCAAATTGCCGCTCTACGCCAGTCGGGTCACCAGAAACGTTACCCTGCTGGTCCGTAAGACTTCTAATCGCTAAATCTTTATAAAAATTCGACACCTCGGGGGTGCGGTACAAACCGGAGTTCTCCGCAACGCCGCCCGTAGCAATCTGAGTACGCTTTTGAAGATCGCTCAAGCCCTGCCCGAAGGTCACACCCTGGGGGGTTTCCAGCGGCGTCACGCCGCGCTCCTTGGCAAAATTCGACTTATCAGGGATGGTCGCCGGCCCGGACGGAACATCCGGCTGTGTGACCTTCGGCGCCTTCGGCCCGCTTTGACTCATTTGATGTGCGGTGCTCGCCACGGCTGCCGCCGCAACAACAACCGCCGCTACTGTGCTTGCTGCTGCCATGATTTTCGGTACTTTCCGCCCATGTAATCGTATCCTAAACGCTCATAAAACTTACCCGTGCGCTCCGGGAATAATCCCGTATCTACCGCAATCTCAACCGCAATGGCGCCGTTTTCCTCGGCCCACGCCTCGTATCCCTTGATAAGACGCACGGCTGCAAAGCTGCCTCGCCTCTCAGGAACCACGTAAAAGATATGATGACTTGCTACAGGCTCCGTGGAAAACACCGGGGGGCCGCAGAAGGCCACCATGAACCCCACCAACCCGTAATCTTCCGCCACCAAGCAGGTGAAATTATATCCTTCCCCACCTCCGGACTCGGATATTTTCAAGAACTCACGCACCATCACCGAGTTGATTTCTGGATACGGAATAACGCTTTCCTGCCGCATTCTCTCCCCGAGAATCAGCAGTTGTTCCAAATCACCCTCGGTAGCGGTGCGGATTATCATTTAACCTGACTCGGCAGGCTCCGGAGGAATTGCACCACCTGCTCCTGCCCCTGGACCTTGCCCAGGGAGTGCAGGTCCTCCACCCCCTCCCATCTCCGGGGGAACTGCTCCTGGAGTTGATTCAGCACCCAGCGGGTCGTTGGGTGTTCCATCCATTCCGACAGCCGGTCGTAATCCATTCTCGGTTGCTCCGTACAGCATCATCTTGTGCGCCGCGATGTGTTCTTGCAGCTTCGCCAGTGCGAGATCAGTCAATTCAACCCCATACACAGGGTCATGCATGAGCGCAATGTGGCTTTCCAGATGCGCCATATGGTCCTGATCCGGGTAGGCCATCGAAATCATCGGCTCCGGCCCCAACAGGAATGCATTCTCTGCTTGCGGATCGTCCACCCTCGGCAGAACTTCCTTGGCAGGATTCGGCAGAACCTCGTCAATACCCTCGGTCTCAATGACCTCAAGATACCGCCGGGAAGCATTGTAGAAATGGATAGGCGAATTCATCACCATTGGATTCTGAGCGAGGAACTGCCATTCCGCCTCAGCCTTCGCCAGCTTTTGCTGCTGTGTCACCGACTTCGGATCGGCAATCGGAATCACCTCGAAATCAGGAGCGTAATCTTCCCGGTCCACCTGATGATTCTCAATCTCACCCGTCACATCTAGAACAGAGAAGTACTCCGTGGGGTCGAGATACTTGTAATTCAGGCGGTACATCTTCATCAGTTCGGCTTGCCAAGCGTTCAAAACACGCTCGTAAACCGTTGAAAACACAGTCAATCCCTGTTCGATCAGCGCCATGATGGCGGTGGGCTGCATGACCTTGTCCGTCTGCCCCGTCAAGGCTTCCGTAACCGTCGCCAATCGATCAGACCGCTGCATGAGAAGCGCCGCGATATCCAACAACGCAGGCTGCGGTCCTGGGAACTTGAACTGGAATATCCCTCTCTGAATGTCCTCCACGGAACCGGGGATTTTCACGAAACGCCCGAGTTGCATTTCCAACTCACCGCCCTGAATGCCGCCCAATTGCTGAGAGACAAACCCGGACATATTCCCGGAATTCGCAAGCGTGCCTGCATCAATCGTCTGCCGGATTAGCTTGTTCACAGCCGCGTTAGGCTGGGCAATCAAATGCCCCTGTCCCAACCCGTAAAAGCCATTCGGGTTTTCAAGGAAATGATACGCCGTGAAATACTCTACCGGCGCCTTGTCATTCGTCGGGTTGCCTATCTCATCCGTGTCATACCTTAGAGCGATTCTAAGAACTCTACCGGACTGCGCACAGATAGTGACAATATACGGCTCCGCAATGCCATCCCCGTCCAGATCATAGACCGTATGGCACTCGTACAGCATTGCGACATCATTGCCCTCATACTGAGAGGGGTTTGTGCCATGCGCATCGTCATGCGCCTCGTCCGTCTCCTGCGGCTTATCCCACTGATACGCCTCCGGCTCGTCGGAGAAATACCCCAACTCCTTGAGAATCGCACATTTGTTCAGGGTCAGGTAGACAATCTGCGTCTTGCGGTCGATATCCTCCAGTTCCCTCGGCCCAACCCCGTAGGGCACGATCAAATCCGTTGCCCGAATGTTCTCAACGATATTACGCTTGCGAATGGGGTCGTAATAGGACTTCGTAAAGAATGATCCGTCTAGCGGGAGTCCGAGCAGGAGTCGGTCTTTGTTTCGTTTGTAGGATCGGTCCTGGACCATGAGTTGCCAGGACATATGCGTTCCGACGCGCTTGGCGCGTTCTCGGGATGCACTGTCAGCCTTCCCGACCGGAATCGCTTGTACGATATTACGATTAGGGAACATCGCAGGATAAGCCCGCGCATGAAACTGATTGCACGCTTCCGCCAGCATAGGAATAGACTCATCCGATGAGCCTTGCCAAGGAGGATTGGTGGGCTTGTCTTTTTGATAATAGAGTTTGAGCCATTTCGCGTGCTCCGCAACCCAGTCGGATCGGGAGTCATCGTCATGCTGAATGTACTCACTTAACTCAGCCCCAATTGTGTTGAGTTCATCCTCATCCCTGCCCTCAGCGATATTCTGAGATTCGGGGTGCAGTTCACCCTGTTTCTGACGTTCCGCCAATTAAATCCTCGAATGTCGGGAGGGGTTTATACGCCGTGGCCCACATATGAGGAATAATCCCCGGACCAAACGCCTCTAGCTCTATGCGCGTCTCGTTCTGCTTTAACATCTTCTCAAAATCCTGGGCCTGCGCGATCTTTTCAGGATCGGTCCAGAACTTCCTACCCATCGCCGTCACCTCCAAAAACTGCGGCGTGCCGTCGTCTTTCATAGGCAACTTGTCACCCTTGAAGGGCTTTTTCGTATAACAAAGATCATATCCATACAGCTTGAAACGATGGAATCCCAAGGTGTAAAACACCGAAATCCCCCGCATCGCAGCCGAACAGCCGCCCCCGATAAGCATGGCATGCATGCCTCGCTGGGACAAAACCTTGTCTTCTTCCGCTCCTACATGGGCATGATATCCAAACACCCGGGCGCCCTTTTCCAACAACCGGTCCGTGGTCGTCGGGTGAACCATGCTCGAAACCATGTAAGTAACCTTCGGGTGCGGATTTTCGATGAAATCCTGTACATGACTTCGTGGGTCCAGGAGAACACAAATATCAGGAATGATATCGTTCTCAATCAGCATGTCATGGGCGTGCTTAACACAGGCCAGAAGATTCCCCTCCCTGGCCTTGCTAATATCATCAAAGTAATCCTTCAAAGAAGGCCCGCCAGAACAAAATACAACCGTGCGATCATTTGTCCTGCAAGGCGCTGCCCACTTGTCCAATAAAGTCACATTATAGTGAATATTTGCCTGAATATTTTCATGCGGCACACAATTCTTCGTCTTGATTTCAATCGGCGCCGTGCCGGAAACCGGAACACCACCCATTTCCATCCGCGAAGCATACTCACCCTGCGGCACGGGGAGGTTTTTCTTCCTGAGAGGGCCTTTTTTGTGCCGCATCTTCGACCCAAGAATGCAATCGTCAAATACCTGCATTCCCTTGATCCCCGGAGAGAGATTTACCGCATATCCCTCGGGGGCAGCCTTCGCAATCTCGTGGAAAACATGAGAATCATGCCATTCCTCGAATTTGAAGAGATTATCCGTCTCATATGTCTCTCTCAAAGCCTCCAGAACGGCATTCTTGCCCCTGGTCAGCTTGTACGAGACAAAAGCACAATCAGGATGTGTGAAATGATCCCTTCCCACGTAGGAAACATCACCCTTGCACACCGTATCCAGAAACGCCTCATCCACCGTATCAATCGTGTGCACGTCCGCGTCCAGCCAGATCAGCGTTTCAACGGCTTTCGTGTTTCGCGGGTGCGTCAGAGCGAAAATCTTGTGACAGAAACGATCCCAATCCCACCTGTAGGAATTCCCAGGATCAGATTGTGGCTTTTCTCTGTTCTTGTTCCGTTCCAGAAAGTCCTTCCGGGTCTTATCCCGGTCCAAACTGTAGTATTTAATGAGTTTATGCTTGAATTCGGGCTTTTTGCCTTCGTAATAGACAAATAATTCCGCGTCCCAATGCTTTGTGTAACTTTCAAGAAACTCTTGCGCATACTCTGCGCCTTCGGGAAAGGTCGTTACTGCTCTGTATTTCACTTGAATTGGCATCCAAATCCTGTTTGTGGGGCCGCGGCAATGGGATGATCGCAATTGATCCTCAAACCACCGCCAATTTCCGTCAATACCCGCCCAGGGCCATCCATCCTGATGTCATGCAGAAGTAAAAGATGCTTGCAGAGGGGGGAGTATTTCTCCACATCGGCCTTGACCCCCTCGTAACTGTGGTCTCCGTCAATAAAGACAACATCAAACTCTTCCGTAATCTCCACATCACGCGAGTTTCCCTTGATTAACTCGGCGTTATACATGCGATTCTGGAGTTTTCCTATAAGTCTTTCAAGATGAGGCAGGCTTTTGTCTTCCCCCAGATCAATCGAAACCACCCTGGACCCGGGCTGGAGGGCGTGCGCCAGCACATACAGGCTGAATCCATAACAAGACCCAACCTCCAGAAAAGAGTTATATCCACGCATTAAACAGAAAGCCGCATACAACTCATGCGGTTCCTGAACGATCATGGGAACCTCAGCATCGTCCCATAGAGACCTAAATAAGTCGTTCACGCCACGTCCTCGGTGCTCCAGTTTCAATTTCCAGCGGGAAGGCATAATCGAATTCCTTGGGTCCGCGTTCCAAAATATCTGCGGTTAACTTCCCAATGCCCTCAATAAGCGTGGTCTTTGTCTCGTATCCCAACAACTCCCGGGCCTTGTCCGCGCTGCACGTCGCGTACTTGACCTCACACGGTCGTCCCGGAACGTAAACCGGCTCCAGATCGATTTTACATCGTTCGGCACAGACCCTCGCCAACTCATTGATCGTGACGAATTCCTCATCCGGTCCGATGTTCACCACCGTGCCCGAAGGCACGTCCATCAGCCTCACGAGACAATCCAGCACATCATCAATGTAAGAAAAGCAGCGCATTTGCTCACCCTTGCCGTAAATGATCGGCTGCTTTCCCAGAAGCATGCGGTTACAAAAGATGCTCGCCACATTCCTGTAAGGATCGTCGTATTTCTGTCTAGGGCCGTAGATGTTATGCGGTATGGCAATCACATACTCGACACCGTGTTGTTCGCAGAGAACCTTCAACGTCTGCTCTGCTGCCACCTTGGCAATGCCATAGGGATCAACAGGCGCCGGAATCTGGTCTTCCGTGAATGGATACGACTGCCCACCATATCGAGCCATCGAGGAACAAAATACAATCCGCTTGACGCCCGCTTTAATCGCGGCAGAGAACGTGGCAACCGATGCTTCATAGATATTCCGCGTGACAAAGCTGGGCGAAAAAACACTCAAGCCCTCATACGCCGTGGCCGCACAGTGAAACAATACCTCTGGCCGGCGGAACATGAAAACACGTTCCATTTCCTCGAAACTCGTACAGTCCGCCTTCCAGCACTCACCCGACCGCAGAAGATTCGCTTCATCTCCCCCGACGAAGTTGTCACGCTCACCCGATCGTGACTGGGAAAC